ATTAGTAGCATTATCCGCATTTGCAGCCTTCTCGGCACTTTGGGCGGTTTTTGCAACCTCTGCACTTCCTGCAATACCTGCAGTATCTGCTGATCCGGCACTGGAAGCAGTATCAGCTGTTACGGCTTTCTGCGCCTTATCGGAGGTCTTTGAATGTTCTGCTTCAGTTGCATAAGCTGCACGACTGGAGGTGTCAGCATAAACACTCTTCGCGGGTGAACCTACTGGATATTCGACTACATAAGTGCCGCTGTCCTCAACGATCCTTACACGCTGGCCCGCCTCAAATCGCACACAGGCGTTGCATTTATAATGTTTTAGACTCTCCGTCTCAGATCCATTGAAAATCAAGGCAATACCGTCCTCATACACAGTGCCGATTGTTGCAAACGATTGACCTGGCGGCTCTTTCTGCACAAGGGCTTGCTGCTCCTGATAGGTTTGCAAAATCATAAATACACCACCCTTTTCCCTGTGTGGGTCATTTTGTAAGGGGCTTCCAGATCTAGCTCCCATCCGGTTTCTTCGTAAAGCACACTTTCTCCACCTCGTACCAACTCCACTACATCATACACAGCGTGCTGACCGGAAGGACCTGTATAAAATGTACGAATCTCCGTTGTTTGCATACTTTTGAAACGCTTATTGTCTGCATATGCCTGAAGCTCACTCTGAGAAGCAATATTATTCAGCTTTTCGTAGCTTACTACTCTGCGTCCCAGATTTCCTACAGAAAAGGGACTTTCCGGTCTATCATTTATGGATACCGCCCTCATACATGTGCCCAAATCCGGATTATCTACTTCCACAATGAATACATTGGGGTGTTCAAACATATCCACCGTCCGACTCCAATTCGGATACTGAATTGAGTATGCTCCCTCCTCATACGTTACAGAAACAGCATCTGCCGATGGCTGACGAAAGGCGCTGCAATGCACTGTTCCTCCGCCATCCATCCAAATGCTGTTATAGTTGATTTCGGATGCCAGCGTGTTGATGATACTGAGTCTATCAGTTCCAGGCTCCCAGTCCTCACGGTCAGCCTGCAGAGTAGCAGTGTTGGACTCTACTATAAAATCGGTGATTCCTGATTCCACGAGCAGCGATTGGATCGCCGTGGTATATAACATTCCTTTTTTCAAATGTAACCGTTCCTCAATCTTAGAGGACAATGCCAAATAAGTCAGATCGTAGGCTGTAAGATTGACCACCTCCCGCATTCCGTCAGAGTCTGTTGAAGCATCAGTTAAAACATATTTACCCAGCGGCCATTGTTGCCCGTTAAGCGTAAGCATCAGCTGAAGTCTGTCAGTAAGATAATTGATTTCATTATTGATTGCAAATTTGCCAGACAGCACCCATTTGACCTGTGCATTAGATGTCATTGAAACACCGGCACCGCTTCCTTGATAGGAAGTGAGTCGTGAAAATTCAACATTGTCTCGCAATATGATATACTCCACTTCCACCTCACCCATCAATATATTCCACCTCCTGCCTGAAATCAGTCTCTGTAATAGTAAATTGCACGTCAGCTGCACGGCCATGAGACATCTGCACGCTTCCCAGCATTCCGATTACTACATCTCCCCAGCAGTCCTTATATACTACAGTTTGACCCAGAAGAGAGCGCAGCGTGCGCACCAGTACCGGATCGCGCAGGGTAAAGGTAAAATCGTGACTTGCTTCAGACATACGGCTGGTATAGGCTACAGGCTTTTGTCTGCCATAATAGTGCACATAGTCTACCTGAACGCTGTAGCTGCCCTCGTGCGTTGGTCTCTCACCGCGTCTCAAACGCAGCGGCAGCCATGGCGATTCATCCGCCATAAGTCCTAGCACAGCATTTTCAATAGCAAGATAGGCATATACCGGCACGCTATCACCATAATATCCCTCGTTCGTTACGCCCCGAATTATATACTCGCCATGGCCATTGCTCACACGATCTGTGTAATTGTCAGCCTCTGTTCTAGCAATAGCGATTCCATTTTTCAGAATATAGTACGCGACGTAGGACTCATCTGGATACCACTCTATCGATATGCAATTATCGAAAGTTCTAAAGTTTGCAGCAATGGCTGGGCCGGGCACATTCTTGACGGTAATTGATCCGACAGCAGGGGAACTCTCGATGCCGAAAATCGTTTTGACCGTCAGACGCACCGGATACGTTCCGTCTGCCAGAATATGTGTCATGCGGTATTCCTTAATGGTGCTATGCATCCATCCTGTATCATAGTTCCCAATTTGGATGCGCACACCCTGCTGATCCTGTGACTGCCAGCGAATTGTAGGGCGGGGCTTGGTATCCGTATACACAATCACTGGTGTCGCAGGCAAACGCTGAATAATAATAGTTGCAACCGCACTGTACATCCCCCAAACCCCATCACCATTTCGAGTACGCACCCGCCACATGAGCGTACCTTGCGCAAACGTACCCGCTGGTGTTGTAAAGTTCGATTCGTCACTTTCAGCAGTGCTTAGCACCGAGTAATGAGCGCCCATATTATCACTGGTCTGCAGTTCATAAGCTGTTTGAGCTGTGCCAGTGGAAATTTCATGTCTCCACACGAAGGTAATGCCTTGGGTATCTTTCACAACAGTGCCCACTGGTGACACACATACCGGTGTGCTCAGAGCATCCTGTGTGTTAACATGAATCCACTCGCTGGTTCCAGATGTTCCGGTATTTGCTATTACTGTAACCTGCCACTCAATATCATCCTCTGTGAAAGTATTTGCCGGGAAGTCGTAATAGCTTTTCTCACTACTGATTGAGACATTTTGGACATCCTCTTTCCCTTGCGTGCGCCAGCGTACTATCGCTGATGTCTGTATGATTTCGCCGGGCGCGTCTTGAGTGCTATCCGATTCGATAGACCAGCTGAAACGGTTAACACGATGTTTTAGCACATGTCCGCCATCTTCCGGGTGCAAATCTGTCGGAGTGATCGGCAGTTCCTTATGGCTAAAGGTTGTCCAACCGCTGATAGTTGTTCCGCCGCTTGTGTCTGTAACTTCTACTTGCCAGTCAATATTTCCGATTGGGAGAACATCTGCCGGGATACTATAAGCTTGTGTCGCACTATCAATCTGATACTCGTTGTAATTCTGCGTTCCACTTTTGCGCCAACGCAGTTTTGCTGATACCTGACGCAGACTGCCTGACAGATCGTCAGGTCTTGTGTAACTTAATTCCCACGAGAAGTTTACAGAAAACCCCTTATATACGGTGGCTTTGCTGGCAGGAGTCAGCTCTGTTAGTCGCACAGCTGTACTTTGAAAACTCACCGACGTATAACCCCCGGTTGCGGATATTCCGTTTGAGGCGTATACAACCGCCTGCCATTCCATGCCGGGAGAAACAGCGTTCGGCACAAGGCCCGTGTCAAAATCAATGTAATCGCTAGTGCCGGGCACCCGAACAATATTCCACTCACTTGCGCCTTTGGCTCGCCATTGAAACTCGGTGTAACTGACCTGTAGCGGTCCGTTAATAGGAATCTCTGCTGTTGTCTGCCAAGAAAATCGATGGTAAAAGCCTTTTCGGATTGTAGTATTGGCTGGACTATAATCTCTTGAGCGAATGCTTCCTGAATGGGTTTGGATCTCTGCATAAGGCACATGGTCTGATCCATTGACCCAAAATCTCGCAGAGCCCGGATCTAACTGTGTGGTAATACCGATTGGACACTTCAGACGTCCGTCTCTAAACTCTACACCATCAGTAGTTTGCTTCCACTCAGGTCCATTCCAGCTGGGTCCTGCTATCGTTCCTAAAAGCAGGCTAACAGGATAAGGAGCATGGCAGTATACGGAAAGGCTGCTGGCTCGCTCGAACACCTCCCCCGCAGGGATGGGCGCAGCGTCAAAGTACAGGCCACCGTTATCACCTCTACTAACACTGGGCGTATCGATACGCAGCTCTCCCACACCGCCGGACAGATTTTTCAAATTCCAGCTGTCGCTGCAATATACGGTATACTTTCCCATAACTTACAACCCCCCCACATAACCCTGGCGAAAGGTGCGTTTTTCAGATTCCATTCGGCGTACAATCTGGTTAAAAGTTTCGATATTTGATACATCGAGTACAATCTGACGGTTGTCAACATAAGTTCCCGTTCCTCGGCTCGCTGCTAACATCGCATGAGACTGTTCAGTAGTATAAACTTGCTCGCCGCCGGAAAAATGCATTAGTTCCGGTCCTTTCTCACCGACCCATCGCCAGCCGGGTGTTGCGGAACGTGTTCCTCGAGCATATCCATGTGCTGTACCGACTTGCGACTGAAGATCACTCATACTTGGCACTGTTTGATTTTGGATATTGATAATCGGTATTCCACGAATTGCGCTTACCAACATAGCGATACCAGCGGTCACCATAAATATCGCTGCACCTACAATCAACAGGTCAGTTGCCAGCATTAGGAATTGAGAACCTGCGGCAGAAGCTGTAGGGCCTGCCGCAGCTAAGGCTCTTGTTGCTGCTGCAGTTCCCGTGGCGGCAATACGCATACCAACAGCCGTACCTGTAGCTTTTAAAGCCACCATCGCCAATCCACCTGTTGCCAGAACCATTACCGGATTAAGTTCTGATAAAAAACCGATTACATCTGCACCAACTGCGAGAATTTGCCCTGCCGCATCTACAATCGCAAGAATTTGATCCTGGTGATCTACTAATACTTGCATCAATGTAGTCTTAATTTTTGTTTCAATAGGCTCAATGCTCTTAGCCAGTTCAGCATAAGAGAGCTGCAGTTCATAATTGGCCGCTTCCGCTTCCATCATGCCTGCATTGCCTTCTTTATAGCTTTCCCACAGTTCATCCAGCCCTTCCTTACGCAGTGCTTCTAATGCAATTTTTTGACGCTGACTCTCTGAACTGGTTCTGCTCAATTTTTCGTTCAGACTATCTACATTGATACCCAAACGCCCTAACAGTTCAGCATACTGACCTGTCGCTTCCCCTGTAGCAATCGTTTCCTGCAGGCTATCTGCAAGGCTTTCAATTTTGATCGTTTCCGGGAATTTGACTACTGCACCTGCAAGCAGGTCAATGGCGTCTGCGGCTGTTTCAGCATCCGTGAAGCCGGACGCCAGCACGTTGGAAAGCGCCTCCACGACCTCGTTTGTATCTCCGGTGATCGCGTACAGCTCACTGGCTTTCTCATGCATGAATTCCATGCCGATGCCCGCGTCCTCTGCGTTCTGTTCCAGGAAGGACAGGTCCCGCCGCAGCTCTTTCGTCTGGGCAAGCAGTTCTGCGCATTTTCCAATCACCGCGCTCAATCCGTTGCCGATTAGGGTACCCAGGGCCACGTCAAAGGTTTTCGCGCCCTTGCTTCCATCCTCCATGCCGCTCCCGGCCTGCTTTACAGATTTTCCGGCCTTGTCCGCGCTCTCAGAGGTTTCCTTCAGCACGGTCTCTGCATCCGACAGCGCTGAGGCGAAGTCATCCGACTTTTTGACATTCTTTTCGATGGACGTCTCCAGGCTCAACATCCTTTTTTCAAGGCGCAGCGCCTGGCTGCTGGTCTCGCCGTACCGCTGCGCCACGCGCTCGTGTTCCCGTTCACAGTTTGCAAGTTCCGCCTGCTGGTTCACGATGGTGGCATTCAGCCGGTCCAATTCCCGCGTGGCTGCTTCAATGCCGTCCGTGGTAGGCTCGATCTTCCACTTTTCTGCGTTTTTCCTGGCCTTTTCCAGCTCTTTGTCCGCCTTTTGCACAGCCGCACTCGTGCCGCCTGCAAAATCTTCCATCAGGCTTTTCATCTTGTTTACCGCCTGCTGGATGCGTCCGATGTCAATATCTGCGCCGATGATGATGCCGTCACCTGATAGTGTGGCGCCCACTCATATCCCTCCTGTCCATGGCAGCGTCATATTCCGCCTCATAGTCCACGCGGTCCAGTGCCACAGCACGCTTCATGCGGGCGTAGCGGGCGCGCTCCTTTGCATCTGGGATCGTGCCCAAGTCAATGCCCCTGTACCGCATCGCGGTCATGATCTGGCTGTCCGGCGGCAGGCTGTCAAAGATCGCCCGAAACTCCCACCAGTGCATCCGCGCCGTTTTCAGATCGATACCCGCGTATAACCGAAAATCGCCCCAGATTCGCAGCGCGTCCTTTTTCCAGTCCAATAGTCGCTCTGGTGCTGGTTCGGCATCTTTGTCCAGCTCCTGCCCGCAGAAATAAAAATTGAGTACTCCATACAAGTGCTCACCCTCACGATCCGGCATGATGCCGCCGAACACATTCAACAGCAGGATATCATGCTTTTCGGCCCAAAGCAGCGGCGAGTCTAGCACATAACCCACGTTTACCAGCCACCACAGCCAGTCCGTCGGCACCGGACGCCCCAGGATCGTCTCCGGCAGCTCCAGCATCGGCGGCAGGGTCTCTGCTGTTCCCCTTCGGATCTCCGTCATGCGTCATCGCCTCCTTTGCCTCCGGCGTGATATACTGCTGCAGCATCTCGTTGCGTCCGGCTAGGATCTCGCTGTAAATGTACGCGCAGAGGTCGATGTGTTCACCGCTGTTTACCGGACGCCCCGCGAAGATATCCCTGTATTCGTCCAGCCCGATGGTACCCTCAATAAAGGTCCGACACACATCTACCAGTGCCCTGTTGGCTGCCAGGACATCCTCTATCTTTGGACGTTTACGCGCTGCTGCATCGTCAGGCTGCACAGCCGTGGCTGTCGCCTGCTGATAAACCCGGCTCAGTTCCTGAGCCGCCTGTAGAATACGAGGGAAGTCCCGTGTGACCCCCTCCAGCATGCGGCTGTCCGAGAAGTCACACGGGTAAGACTTTCCGCAGATCACTACCTCGCGCTTGCGGCGGAATTCAAACCCCCCGCTCATTTAGCAACCACCTTTGCTGCTTTCGGGACAAACGTAGGCACGCCTCCCGCACCGATCGTCACCGTTCCGGCTTCGGGCGTACCCTCGATCTTCAGCCCGAAACCGATGTTTTCACGGTTGTTGGCGTCGCCGCTGCCATCGTCTGTGACGCTCAACACGGCAAAGCCCTGATGCCCGTTGACAGCTTCATCCGCCATGTTGTCGTAACACTCCAAAAACTTCACACGGCGTCCATCCAAGCTATACAGCTTTTCCATAATGGCATCCTGAGCTTTGTCACCTAATACGCGCCAACCACTCCATGTTCTCGATACCGTAATACCCGTAACCTCGCTCTCAGCTACTCCGCGCCCAGCCATGTCGTAGTAGTCCTGACTTTGCTCGCTGATATTGGTTCCTCGCGAAGAGATTCCTTTCGCGATCTCCGCCCATTCCGGTGTGTCATTTACGCTGACATCGATCCACCAGCGGCGGTTATACGAGCGCGGTGTCAAATATGTTCCCGGCATTGTTGTCACTCCTTTTCATAAATCAAGGCGCCCTGTATTTTGTAGACACCGTATTGATAGTTTTCATCCCATTCTGACAGACCCCCGTCGCTGGCCGTGAGGCTGATAAACTCTGCGTCTGTCAGCGTCACACCTTTCCGGTTCTGTCCCTGTACCCAATCCTGCAGCCGCTCCAGAAAGTTGCAGTTGTCAAGGCGCATCACGTCATCCGCGCTCATGCGCGTGGCCGCAAGCACAAAGTTGTACTGCCACGTCACCACACCGGTCATGTCCTGCCTCAAGGCAGTGCTGCCCGTAGGCAGGATCGCGTATCCCTCGGCATCTGTTTCCAGCTGATCGGTGCGCGGCGCAAATTCCTGCAGGACAGGACACTGCGCAAACAGCGCTTGAAGATCATTCAGAATCGCCATTCAACGGCCCCCTCTCAAAATAAAGCTCTTTTCATCCTCAATAATCTGTGCACCCTCTGCAGCCATCAGCCGAACATCCCAGTATGGACCGGCGAGACGATTATAGGTAGTCGTATACCTCAAATCTTTCGCCGTGGTCTTACGAGGTCTGCCGGCCATTACCTTGCCGAAATACAGATATTTGATATGTGGTCCACGAATCACGATACGCCCGTTTTTCGGCTCCTGTCCCTGTGCAATGGCGTGCTCTACACTGCTGTAAGTCCTCTTTGGTGCGTACTTCGCAATGCGTCGGGCTACATTGCCCACCAAATGCTGCTGTACGAGTCCTCCGGGCTCCAGCCCCAGATCCCGCACCAGCGTCTGTAGCTCCGGCAGGCGGATGTTTAACTGCATCATACTCATTTTGCTGTCACCTCGCAGTGAATCAGGCCGCCGAACGCATAATGCGCCAGTGCCTCCACGGTCAGAGGCTTGTCCGCGATCAGCGCCCGCTTGCTCTGTGTATCCGTAACCTCGCCGGTGCGCTCACCCCTCACCACATAGTCCCGATCCCGTTTTTCGCCCTGATACTGCTCTGGCAGTTCGCCGGGAATGAGGATACTCACGCCGTCCTCTCCGTCCTGCCAAAAGCAGGCGGGGACATACACCCGCGTGTATGCCCCCGGCCCAGTCTGAAGGTACAGTGTACAGCTTGCGTTTGGCATCAACATCCACTCACTCCTCGATACAGCAGTCCGCTGTGTACAGGGATATACTGGGCGGCGATTCGCAGACAGCGGCGCTCGAAGCTTCCCGTCTGCGCGTCGTCCTGCTGGATGCTGCGGCTCCATTTGCCGACACTCTCGCTGGTCACTTTACCGCCTGCCAGCACCGCCGCATCCTGCGCGTGCTGGGCATCCGCCAACGCACAGTGCGCCATACGCACACATTTCGCCAGTTTATCATCTTGTTCCCATGCTTCGTCCTGCAGGCGGTTCATAGTCAGGCTGTGAAGCATATACTCTGCACGGATCAGACACCCTTCTACATCCGTTTCCGGCAGCTTACCATGGTAGGTGCCATAGTAGAACTCCTTGTCGGCTACCATGCGCGATCCCTCCCATGTGTTATACTTGCGCTGTCTCCGGCCTGCTGTCCGGCGCCAGTGCCGTCTGCACAGCCAGAAGCAAATCCGGTTTTTTGGCTGCGCCCGTCACATCAATACCATGCGACGCGGCGAAGCTGCGCAGCTCTGTTACGGTCATTTCCTCCAGCGCCTTGTCTTGCGCCGGGGAGAGGGTCTGTGTTCCCGCGCCCTGTGCGGACGGCCCAGCCTCCGGGCTGACGACCCCACTTTTGATGGCAGGGGCATTCTCTGTTTCCTCATGAAAAATCAATCCCACTGTCCGCATATTAACCTCCCAGCCCGGCTTCCGCCGCGTGATGCAGATAGATACCAGCCAGCTTATTGGCATACACATCCGCGATACCGACGGTTCGATATCCAAACATATGGCGGTCGCCGTCCAAATCATCTTCCGGCCCTTTGATTTTAGGCACTGTATGCTTTTGGAACTGGATCAACGCACTGGGATGAATCACCATAAAGTTGATATTTTTCGCTCCGGATGCTTTTGCGTATCCACCGGCTTCCTCTCCGCCGCTCTTGCCGTCCTTCAAATCAATGGCTGTGTAGAAGCGCGACTGGGGTACCAGTGTTTTGGTTGCAAAGCGCGTGAGAATCTCCTTGCTTTTCGTAGTATCCATATCAGCAATCAGCCCATCGAGGGTCGGTGTGATAAACAAATGGCGGTTTTCCGTCGGCACCTCATCCTCATCCATCTTTGTGACTGCCGCCCGCAGTGCTGCCAGTACGGCTGCACCATCCGAAAGATCCGCCGCATCGGCTTTGGAAATACCACTCTTGCCCGCATAGCTCGCAAAGCGAAACGCATCTAACTCCGGCACCACTTTCGTGCGGATGAATTCACCGGACAGGCGGGAAAAGGACACTTTTGCGGTTTCCTGTTCATCCAGTGCGTCCACATAGAACTTACGGCCGCGGTCATAGTTACATTTAACGGTCTCGTTTGTCATGGTGACATCGCCTCTCACGTATCCGTCGTTACGGCTGTAGTCACCCAGCCCCTGCATGCTCAGCATGGGCACGATCAGCTCGTTTGCATTGGCGCCCGGGCGAACCAGCTCTGCTGCGCCGTCCAGTTTGCTGGTCAGCGATGCCAGCTTGTAGATTTCATCCAAAATGGGCACAAATGTCTTTGCCAGTGCAATGTTATTTGCCATATCGTCTTACCTTACCTTTCTTTTTTGTATGGTACGGAACCCGTCATTCCACGGGCAAGCCCGCGGCCTTACGCATGCTTAACTCGTCAGCCGTGTACTTGGCGCCGCGGGGCAGGGGAGAGACGCCAGTTCCGCCGGCGGGTGCAGGCTCCGCTTCCACCGTGCCAAACAGGTAACCATCGCTTTTACGCACTGCCTCAATGGCGGCTGCAATATCTGCGTCCTGGTTCTTGCTTTTACGAAGCTTTTCAATATCCAGTGCCCCGCGCACCAGCTTCGGATTTTTCGCCTTTGCGTCCCGCAGTACATTCTCCAGCTTCGAATCAAAAGCGGCTGAGGCAAGCTTCTCATCCCGGTCCTTTTCCGCAGCCTCTGCACGCTGCTTGTAGTCTGCAATCTGCGCCTTAACCTGGTCCGCATCCAGCCCCTCAAATTTACCGATTGCCTCATTGGCAGCGTTCAGCTGCTCTTCGAGAGCCGTCGCTTTTGCCTTCGCAGCCTCCCACTCAGCCTTCGGCGTGTACTCCGCTTCGATCTGTGTCTCCAGTTTCTGCTCCAGCTGCTCGGTGTATGCATCACCCAGCAGCTCCTTGGCCCATGTCAGTGCCATGTGTCAGTCTCCTTTCTCTGTTTGATCTCTAAATTTATGCATAACAAAAGGACCCCCTCGAAAAGGGGTCCTTTAGCTATCTTTTTAATGGCATTTTATGCCGGTTTTCAATGCCGTTTTAACGACCGCTGTTTTTCAGAATCATTTCTGCGATATCATCAAAGGATACCGGTTTCGGAGACGAATGCTTTTTGATGATAACATCAACATCTTCGTCTTTGAACACGGCTCGAAGCTGTTCCATGTATTTCTTCACACTTACGTCAGATTCGGCAAAACCGGGATAACGCTTTCCGAAGCGTTCCCGGTACTCCCTCGCCAATGCGTACCAGCCGTGCTCATCTAGATACTTCATATCCGTGTCCGAGATAAAAGAATCGACAAGCAGAATCGGAGGCTCGTCATCGGGAAGTTTACGACGCTGTATCTCCAGTTTGCTCATTTTGGTATTCCTCCTTAGAACAGCGATTGGTAAGCATTCCATAGCTCTGGCCATGCAGCCTTTACTATTTTCAGTTCCTGACGATTCTGTGTTTCTAATGTGAACAGCTCAGCGAATATCTCCAGTGCCCGA